CCTTCTTTAGCTCCTTCTGCAGCTCTAATCATAAAAGCTTCCGCCATACCTGCAGCATATATTCTCATAAAACGAGTGAAGCCTTCTAAACCAGTTACTTTAAAAAATATGTCTTGAATACGTCTAGCTGTAGGGCCTACGTAGTTTTGTTCTGCAGCGTTGACGTAAAACATGTGTAAAGCACTAGCAGAATTCACTCCAATATCTAAAGAAAGTTTTCGTAATCTATCTCTACCTTGTTTACCGCTAGCGTATTCTTTAACTACCTTCACTAAATCTTGTGTTACGGCTCTATAATCTCCTGAGAACAACACCGGCCCAGCCGCATCCGGGAAAGAAGCCAAAGGTGCAAAAGTTAAATAAGTAACTACGTTTAATGTTAAAAAGAAACTATTAACGTTTCTGAACACTGGCTTCATAGTAGTATCAGATTTACCAATCATAGCCCTCATAGTATTCCTAGCTTCTTGTCTAACTTTAGGATCAGATATTTCTGCTAGTTGTGCTTCTACTGCTTTCCAACCTTCTAAAAATCCCTCTGGGTTAGCTGCTTTTCTAGTAAAAGTAATATCCCTTTCTTGTAAAACTTCTCTAGCTTGAGGACTTAAAGCATCAAGTGGGTACTTAAAAGCTTTGTTGTATTCAGTTCTTTTAACCATTGAGTTAATGTATTCCAACATACTTTCAACTGGTGGTTTAAGCACTCCAATCTCTCTAAGTCTTTCGTTAGGTATATTTTTAAAATACTCGGTACGTTCTCTATTTGAACCAACAGCTACATCTGAAACTGCTTCTTCTGTCTGACCTTCTATGTTATCAAGAGTAGCATCACTCTCTTCTTTAATTAATTCAGCGACTACTTTTTCAAAACTAAAATTACGCTCATTGGCTTTTTTAGGGTTGTACTCATTTAACAAATCAACCAACGCTGCTTGTTTAGTTGGGTTAGCCATGAGCTCAAAGATATCTAAAGCCCTTGGGAAAAAGTTTTCCCTAAAACCTACATCATTTTCTTTTAAGACTGTAAGCCAAAAGTTTTGTAAGAAACTCCTAACTGCTTTTGCTTCTGGACCTAATTGAGTAGTAGCCACGCTAGGCTCAGCTGCTAATAGCACGTCATTTAATCTTTTCATTTCAGCTTGCGTAGGATTCATAGGATCCTCTATAGCTAACTCAGGTATAGAAAGTAGTTCATTTACTTTTTCAGAGTGCGCATTAGGGTGGTTATTTAAGTACCCTCTACCCCTTTCTTTAGATGAGATATACGCTTGATCTGCTAAATTTTTAAGAATATTTTTTTCTTTAGTGCTTGAAACTCTTTTTCTTTGAGCCAACAAATGATTATGCGCAGGCAAAAATATAAAAGAAGATAGCCAATAAGCTTTCTCTAACAACGTAGTAGTATCTTTTGTTGACATTGAATCTTTCACAGATTTATTTAACTTGTTAATAGTTTTTCTACCACCTAACCAATTATTGACAGTATTCTTAATTTCTCCTACTGCATTACGTATTTCAATCTCTCCTAAATACCCCATAGCGTTGTTTTTAGCAGGAGCTGTTTTAAATCTATTAGCAGTGGTTTGTAAAAACTGATTAAACTCTGGAGTTACCCCTTGTCCGTAACGTTGTTGTAAAAATCCTGTAAGCGATTTAAAGAAAGTTTCTAACTTTTTAACAAGCTTGTGGAAAAATCCAGCTTCAACGGTAGTAGGTTTCACATCATTTAATCGTTCAATAGAGGCTAAACTAAATTGATCTGATAAAAACTCTTCAAAACCATACTTACCTAAATAAGATGGTGGTGGGTTTTCACCTGCTATAGCTTTCTCATAAGCCTTATACAACCTATCAAATATAGGTTTGCCTTGTATGTTATCTAATTCTTGAAACAAGTAAGAGTGTCCAAACTCATGACCTAAAGATAAAAATCTTCTGTAAACAGCATCTTCTTTAGGGTTGCCGTTAGTCAATTCGCCTGCGGCAAAATCTTTTAAAATAACAATATCTTTGTTACCAAACTTTAATATCTGTGCCAAATTTTCAGGGTCAGTGTTATTCTCTAACTCCGCTTGTTGTTTTCTTATAAAGTTGTTTACCTGTCCTATACCTTCGATTGTCTTACCATCTGGAGTTGTAAATTTAGCTTCGATGTTCATGCTATAGCTATCATCCGTAGATGTAATAACAATCGAGTCTCTTTTTAAACCTAACATGTCCAACACCGCTTTATACCCCGACAGTACAGCAGGAGTTGTATCTACTCCTTGTAATCTTCTTTGTTCATACGGCACTGAGCTATCTTCTGCTCTGGTAAACATAGCCGCAACACCTTTAGAAAATCTTATGCCTTTTACATCTATCTCTTTTAACTTACCTTCTGCTCTTTTTTTACGCTCCGCAAAAGTTTCTCTAGGAGCTCTACGAGAGGGTTGATTCAAACTATCTTGAGTAAGGTCTCTTTGCAGTTGAATGTTTTCTGTAGTGTCGGTTACATTTATATAAGTTAACGGTACATCCTCTATTCTTAACCCTTCTAAAATACCAGCTTCTATTTCTAAGTTACCACCGACTCCAGGAACATTTACATCAGCGGTTTCTTCGTCAGTTCTATCTGCTCTAGGATCTAAAATTACCCCCTGCCTTTCCGCGAAGCTTTCTAATTGGTCAATGAACGTAGCACGGTCTATGTCAGTTAACGCTGGCGCTCCCTCAAAAGCTCCAAAATCTGGGTTTTTAAGAAAATCGCCTTCGAAATTTCTTTCTATAAAACTTGGTACAAACTCATTATTAAAAAGTGCCTTATCAAATTTCTTCTTGCCTTTTACCACTACAGCAAAATCTTCATCTATAAAATCTGCAACATCTCTATAATTAACCTCACTTACAACATTTCCAGTTTTAGCTAGGATGGGTTCTCCTTCTGGAATTTTAGTGAAAGTTGCTAGCTGACCTCCCCTTGCCATAAAAGTATCTTCGCCAAGGATGTATGATCTAATAGAACTATCTACTACATCATTGTTTTTTACAATAATGTTACGTCCAGCTACTTTTGCTGTAATTGTTTGACCTTCTCGCATTGACACTCTAAATAAATCAACAGTTCCGGGATCAAACCTAGCTAAATTTTTTGCAGCTGTACCAATACCTTCCCCTCTTAAACTAGTAAAAGTTTCTCTGCCTTGAATACCTTGTACAGAAATATTTGCGCCTACAATTTTAGCTGCTATTTTTTTAATCCTATCGGCAAAATTAGCGTCTACGCTAAGAGAACTACCGTCTAAATCTTCTCTACCAATTAAGTTTAGTTCGCCTAGACTTAAATATTTTTTCTGTACTGGGTCATACCAAATTTTTATTGCACGTGCTTGTGCATCAGTTAACTCTGCTAGATTGCTAATCTCTCCAGTTGTTTTATCTACATGAAGTATTTCAATTGTTTGGCCCTTGCTATCAGAGAGAAATTGACCTGATTCATCGGATCTGTCGCCACTCTGTTTTAAAAAAGGAAGTATAGTACCAAGCCCTAGTACTAGTTGCTGTTGGTAACTAAATTGTCTTCGAGTCACAGGGTCTGTTTCTCTTGCCCATAGGGCTCTTCCAGCTTTTAACAACCTGTTCATGTTTAACGGTTTATCTGTTGTTGAATAATTAAAAGTATTCCTACCTACATAAACTTCTTGCGCATCACGGTTAGCAACAGCGTTTGGTATCCTTGCAAACCAAGCAAACTCCGGGCTTTCTGTACGTATAGAAACAGTTTTATTTCTGTCACTATAACCATCTTGTCTCGCTTTTTGGAAAGCCTCTTGTACCAAATTAAATTCGGTTTTTTCAGAAATACGGGTAGCTCCAGGTTGAGCAACAAACCTTATTCTTACTTTGTTATCATCTCCTAAAACAAAAGACAAATCAGCTGTGGGAGATCTGTCAATTAACGTTAGATACTTATCTAAAGCCCCTTCATTTAAAGTATTTATTAAATCTTTAGTTGCTTGGGGTACAAAAGCTTCTTCTACCCCAAACCCTTCCATTACTTCTCTTTTAGCCGTAAGGCCGTCTAATACTTTTTGTCTTTTTTCAGTAATTCTAGTCTTTGCTTCTTCAGAATAATTCTCAAAGTCCTCTGGTGAAATAATGTTATACGTATCAATCTCACCTTTCTTTTTACCTGATTTTGGGAGATTTTTTTCAACTTGCACAAATCCAGTCTCATCATCCAAAGCTGTTGACATACCAAACTCTTCTTCGATACCAAGTTCTTGGGCAAAATTTGGTAAGTCTCCTTCTGCAATTGCTTGTTGTGTTTCTGGGTCATCTAAATCAACAGTAAACCCACCTTCGCCTCTAATCTCAACGTCTTGGCTTTGTTTTTTATCCGCTACTGCTTCTTCACTTATTACTGTTTCTATAATTACATCCGGGCCATACCTCTCTCTAAAATTACTTTCGGCTAGAGCTACACCGTCTGGATCTGTAGTTTGTTGTTCAATTATTTCACCCGTAGTCGGTTCTTTAACAATGACTACAAGATCATCCATAGGACGCCCTACATTTGAATAATCTAAAAACGAAGCTAAGAAAGAATTATCTAGTAATCTATTTTCGGCTTGTGCCTTACTTAAGATAGCAAACTTATCAGTATTGTTTGTAACAAAGGTACCAATACCCTCAACTGTAATAGAGTTTGCATCGGTTACTCCTGCGTTTCTTAATTTAGTCTTAATATCAGAAGAAAGTTCTGTCCCATCTGGAACATACATAGCGTTCTTTTGACCTTGTTTTAGAGCAGTTATCTGAGCATCTACTTGTTTTTCGGTCTCAGGTATAGGCATACCAGACATAGGCCCGTATTGTTCTTCTCTTAAATTAGCATACGCCTGATTTTCTCTAACGTTTTGCAGCTGCTGCCTAGCTGTTCTAAATATACTTGAAACAGGAGAAGCAACAGCTGACCTAGCACCCCCAGCAAAGAAACCAGCAAAAGCAGATTCTGCTCTACGTAACGCAGCTTCTTGGTCTGAATATTCAGGATCTATAGCTTTTCTTTGTTGGATAAGTATTTCTTCTTGCCCTAGTTCTGTTACACCCTCAGCAACAGAAGAAGCAGCAGTAGCGTTTGCTACATCTTTCATAACATTACCGAAGTAAGGTCCCGGGTTTATCGCTTCTCTGTATAGGTTATCTTCTGTTTTAGTTAAAAAATCTCCGCGCTGTCTTTTAGCCGCAATATCTAATAAATTTTGTTCTTCTTCCGATAACTTTTTGCCTTGTTTGTTTTTGTTCTGAATTGTCCCTAATCTAGACCTACGAAAAGCTAGTTTAAATAAAGAGGCTGCAAATAAAGATTCAGAAACCGTGCCTAAAACTGCTTGCGGTATACCTAAAGCAGTAGCAGCTGCTGCTTCATCTACAGTAATTTCTTTACCAGCGTCTTCAAACTCAGCTAAAGCTTGCGCAGAACCGATCAACTGTTCTTGTGAAAAAGCACCGGCTAGTCCTCCAGCTACACCAAACCTACTTATACCATGACTAGTTTCTAATATAAGTTTTTCTTCTGGGCTCAAAGTCTGCTGTAATGATTTTTTCTTTAATGCTCCTGAGAATAACTCTTTCATCCCCGCTCTAGAGCTGGCGGTAAACGCTCCTCTTCCTAAAACTGCTGTAGCCGCTCCTGTAAAACCTGAAGCAAAAGAAGTTATGGCTAAGGGAGTAAATTGGCCTATAGCTTTACCTATTTGTTGAGTGACTCCAGTAAAAGTAGGTTCTTCTAAGATTTCTGAAAAAGGTTCTAATTCTTTAAAAAGACCCTCATTTTCTGCTTCAATAATACGAGCTTCTGATAAACGATACGCTGCAGCCTGATCATCTCCTATAAAAAGATTACCAATCGCTTGCGCTCTTTTAAGATCAGTTTCGAGTTGCGATTTACCAATTTGAAGTCCTGTTGAAAAAAATTCACCAAAACCTTTTCTAGCTTCGACTACATTTGAAGGGCGGTCTTGAAAAGCCCTAGTAACTCTAGCCTCTTGGTCTCTTAGTTCTTTATCCCTAGAGAAAAAATCAACAAGCTCTTTCCTTTGGTCTGTTTTGGTATGTCCCGGCACACTACTACTCGCTTTGGTAAGGGTCGGGAGCTCCTTCTTCTTTAGAAGTAGCAACAGATTTGAGGAATACTGATTTTAACTGTTTGTCAGTAAAATCAGATTTTCTTAAATACCTACCTCTAGTACCAAATCCTCTAGGGGGTTGCAGTCTAATACTATCCAATACGAGATCGCCCTCTGCAAGAGCGTTAACTTCCTCCATAGTTGTAATCATTCTAGGACCTTTTGGTGTTTTAACATAAGTTAAAAATCTAGGCGCAGGGGCGTCAGGAGCAATATAACCAGCTTCTCCTCTAATAAGAGAGCCGACAAAACCCTTAAAACCTTTTTTAGATCTACCTTTTGCAGTTAATGCTAGATCTAAATCAATGGCGGGTAGAACTGCGTTTAGCTGAGCATCTGATGTTAAACTATCTACGTAATTGTAAAGTCTAATTTGTTGCTCTCTGTATTCTGAACTACCGACAACGTCCTCCAATCTTCCTGCACTTGCTGTGCTTAAACTTTGGAAATAAGCTAACGGCTCTTGGTACTCAGGATTCTTAATAGTGGTTTGAACTATAGAAGACTGTTGACTTGGCGTTAACTTGTTAGGATCTGTTCCAGGTTCTCCCGTATTAAATATGCCATAGGAAACTAAATTACTTAATGTTTGTTTGAATAAGTCATCCTGTCTTAATTCATCCGGTGCTGAATCTAACGCAGCATAAAAAAGATTAAACCTAGCCCTTTGGCTTAAGTAAGATACGTTAGCCGCTCCAGTATTCTTATCAACATTTTTTTGTAAAAACTCAACTAAACTAGGTTGATCATTTACTTTTAGAGCCTCTGCTTTGTTTTTTACTATTGTATCTCTTGATGGGAAATTCTTTTTAAACTCAGGGTCATTTGCGTATTTAGCAGCGAAGGCTTGCGGGTCACTATTAAACTCATTTAAATAAGTTGGAGACGAATTTAAAACATTAACAAAAGTAGATTCTTTATACACCCCACCAGTCCCGAAAGGGAGAGTTGGGTTTTGAGTTAAATCGCCTCTTCTATTGGTAGTTCGTATGGCCCCCACCTCTTTATAAAAACTTTTAGCAGAATCATCTAAGCTAGATAGTTTAACGTCACTTAGTTTGTCTTTTACTTGATCGCCTAACTCTATCAAAGGCGCCCTTCTTTGATTCTCAGTTCTTATTTCTTCTGGTTTACGCCTTTCTGTGGTTCTGTTTGATGTCACGGGGCCAGTGGTTGCACTTTCTTCTATACTTAACCTATTAACGTTAGACCCCATAGCGCCTGGATTAAAAGTACCTACTCCTCCTAACTCGTCAATAGAATTTATATTTTGTTGTTTAAATAAATTTTTTACATACGGATCAGCTTCGATTGCTCTGAGTTCTGCTTCAGTTAAATCTGCCTCTGGTTTTTCTCCAGCTATAACAGATGCCGTAAGCGCGGAAGGTTGAAGAGGTCCTCCAAACTCTGGAGATGCAAGAGAAGCAGTAGCAACATTTGTTAACGGATCTATCCCATAATTACTTTTAATCCTAGAACTGTAACTGCTGTACGCTCGGTTTAAACTATTAATATCTATATCTTGAGGAGAACCTCCTTGTGCAAATTTTTCACCGCCTTGGGTAAAAGGTGCTGCTATCACTTGATTTCTATCGTAATCTCTAGATATTAAAGTAGGTGAAATACTTCCGTCCTCATTTTCAGTGTAGTCGCCTAAGGCTAAATTACTTTTTCCTAAAGCAGCACTAACGAATCCAGTGTCGTTCAGTTTACTAATAAACTGTTCTTTACCAAATAAACTACTACCTAACTTAAAAACATTATCTACAGCTGTTGGATTATTAAGGTAATCTTGATACAACTTTCTAGTGTCTGGGTCTAAAGAATCATTTTGTACAGCTGAAGCAGCAGAAGTTAAAAGTTCTTGTTCAAAAGCTTTAGTTCTCTCCCCAAACATTTGTCCAGCTTGCAAGTCTGCTGCCCGATTTCTTTCGGCTATTTTAAGGCCTCCCTGTTGTATTGCGTGTGCGAATGTATGTGCCATAATTAAATCATACTAAAAAGTGAACCTAAAAACCCAAATCTTTGTGCCTGTGATTGTGCTCTTGCAGAAGTGTAAGCATTAGTTCTTGCTGTAGCTGATTGAGCTGCTGACCCCAAACTACTTAAGTTCGATTTATTAATACCACCAGCAAAATCGACTAGCTGATTTAACAACGCTCTGTTTTGTGCATCTTGCTGTAACCTCGCGTTATTTAAACCACCTGCTAAATCTAAATTCTGACCTCTTTGTGCAGCCCTCTCTCTTTCTCTAGTAACCGCACCTCTAGACCTTACCCCAAACCTTTCTCTATTTCTTCGGTCTATACCTGCTGCTATATCTGTCTGTGCTTGTACATCTTGTGGTACAGCATCTACTAACTCAGTGCTATCCAACTGCTCCATTATTTTTTGTTCAAAAGGTCTAACGTTTTCTATTACAAACTCCTTCTGTCTTCGAGTAACATCTGCAAACAGAGCGTCTGGATCTGAACTATCTATTGGCGAGTTATTACCATCAAGCATCCTAGTAAGACCAGGTTCAAAAGTATTCCCTATATAAGTTGTCATTCTTAACCTACCCGAATAAGTCTTTGTATTGTTCTGGATTTTCCGCCTTTCCTAAGCCACCAAAAAATACAGAGTTCGCTGGGTCTTGTCCAAAAAAGCCTTTTCCACCTGCTAAATTAGCTATCCCCATACTAGCCCCAGCTTTTACTCCTTTAAATATGGCATCATTTCTAGCTAGTCTAACTTGTTGGTTAGCTTTAGCTCTAGTTAGACCTTCAGAAGCTGCGAGTCTTCCTGCTTGTGCTAACCCGCTAGAAGCAGACGCCCCTAATCCTAAACTTTGACTTAGTGCGTTTAACTTATCTCCAGTTTCAGCTTTTTCAGCTGCTGTTCTACCGCTAGCAATATTAGATATAGCACCACTAGCTATGTTAGCAGCATCACCTATATTAAAAGCTGCACCAACATCTGCTCCTTGCCCAGTAAGAGCTTGCATGCTATCTGCCTGAGCTCTACCGGTAAAGGTAGGAGTTAGGTCAGACTTTTGTGCTTTTTCCATTTGTTTTAAAAACAAAGGTTGATAAGTCTCTTCAAAGTAACGTTGTTCTTCTGCAGCTAATTGAGCTTGAACTTTTTCAGTTTCACTAGGCTCATAATCTTTTTGTTTAGGTCCGCTAGACATGTTTATAACTCTTTTCTAAATACTTGTGTTACAGCTTTATATCCATGCTTAGTTCCCGTCTTAATCCATCCAAGACGGCTGGAATGAAATTCTATTCCAACTATGTTTAAGTTCTCAGAAAGTCTTTCTACAAACTCAAACCCTTCACTTATTATATTATACTTAGGCACGCTATAACCTACCCAAATAAATAAAGTTTTTTCTCCTCCAAAGTCAGTCAACGTTGTTGTAACTAAAAAGCCTGCATATTCTTCGTCTTTATACACTACATATAAGTCCGCACTACCGTTACGTAAAGCAGAATATACATCCGCAGGTATCCAGTCCGCATGAGATTTATTCGTTACTTCATAGAGATCTGATTCTATGTTCGTGTAAGCAGCTCGTATATCCTCTAAAGGAATATGTTCGAATACTACTCCTCTAATAGTCAAGCTCCCTGCCATAACGACCGTACCTCTTTCTCGGGCTTAGCCCTGCGCTTTTATATTTTACTGTTCTTTTAACACCAATATTACCCCCTCTTCCTCTCAACTCAGCATCAGATATTTCAGCTTGGAATAAATTAAAGTAATCAGCTGAAGCTATGGGGTCTGTCCATTCTTTTTGCGGTATTCTTAATAATCTAAAAATCGTGCCGTATATGATTCCGTCTCTATAAGTATTACTAAACTCAGTGTCAATATTGTTAGTAGTTCTAGTAGGTTTTAAAGCAACGTTTACTAAAAGTTCTTTACCATCGTTTGGTACGGGTACTAACCAAAAGGTATTAACAGTTTTTTGTAAATACACAGTAGGAGTACCTGTTTTATCTCTCCAGTCAGGATAATTAAGTTCTAAACTTCTTGGACTAGTTGGATCTAAGTCATGCCCATCATAAGTTGCCCATAAGATTTGATGCACCTCCGTGCCACTAGGCTGATCGAATTCGTACTCATACTCCCCGGATATAGTTGTAATCGGGTCTAAGTCAAATGTGAACGCCTTACTTTTTTCACATAGTTCAATAGCTGCCGAACGTATGTTAGTTTGAATTAAACTATCAGGACATCCCGGCACATACGGTAATACATCTTTTACTAACGATTCAAAACTAGCCACTAGCTACCCCCGCTTTAGGTTCATTAATATCTCCAGCTTGCTGCCCTACTCCTAAACTTTGTGCGAACAACTGATAATACGATCCCGCTGTTGCTAAATTAGCAGCATACTCTGATTCTTTTAGAAATGCCCTATATAAAACAAAATTAATTAACGCATTTGCAAAAATATCGTCTACTTGAATTAAATCTGTACCCGCAGTTAAGTTAGTTGGGTTCTTAGAATACACCACTTCTACGTATGCACTGCCAGAAACTCCAGGGTAAACATAAAATTTACGCGGGTCTCTTATATCAAACATATAATGTTTCACTTGTGTACCGTGAGCTGCATCTCCTGTTACTGTAGGATCATGCCAGTTAGGTTCAAAAGTGTTTATAGCTTCAAAATCAACAAGTCTTATAGTTCTAGCACCAGTTGCATCAGTGCCTGTCCCAGACATATTTCTTACAACTTTAATTAAACGTAACCCGTCAGTTGGGATAGACTGTTCAGTTCCTGCGGATAGAGATACATTAGAATGAGTAGCGGTAGAATCAGGACGAAGATTAACAATTTCTCTTTGACCATCATTCAAATAATCTAAAAGTTCGCCTTCTGTCCATCGTACATTTGTATTATCTTGTAAGATGTTCTGGACTCTCGAAAGAATATGTTGCCCTTGTAATGTCCCTGCCATTTATCACTCTTCTACTTTTTTACTCTTTGTAGTTTTTTTAGGTTTCTCCTTAGTCTCTTCTATAATTTCTTCCATTTTCTTAGGTGCTTCTTTTACTTCAGTGCACCCAGCTTGTATGCAGGCATATGCTATGTAGTCGGGAAACTCTCTTGTTTCTCCAGCTTCTAGCCTAACTGCATCACCGGTAGTTAAAGCTACGTAAACATCTTCACTAGCTTTTACTAACATTCTTTTTATTTCTTTTTCTGCCATTTAAAACTCCTGTTTGATAGAAGGGGGTGGCCCTAAGACCACCCCAATCTTAATTAAAATGCGCAATCTACTCTGATTACACCAAAGTCTTCATCCTGACCAGAAATGTCAGAATTGTACTTAGGCTTTTTAAGACCCATGATCTTACCGATAGAGATACCATTTTGGTTTCCGTAGTCGAAAGTATCTTCAACTATTTCTGGTAAACCGATATCTGCCATAGCAAGAGCTTGAGCTCCACAGAATAAGCAAGCAGCGAAGTCAATGTCACTACCAGATCCACCTTTCTGAGAACCAGAAGTTCCTTGAGAAGTGTTTGGTACGTGTCTGAATTCGTGAACCATGACACCGTCAACCATTAAGCTAGAAGATCCAGCAAATAGTTCGTTGTTTGGTCCTCTGATACCAGCGCTTCTTACGTTAGCTAAGAAGTCTGAATCTAGTTTCAGATCAGCCATTACTTGTGGAGTAACAAAAAGATGGAACATCTCTTCATTACCATTGCCTCTCATACCTCTAATGTATTGATCTTTAGCATAAGCTTTAAGCTCAACAATTGTGCTGTACTTCATAGTATCAGCAGCAACTAAAGCAGTAGTGTCACCAGCAACTAAACCATCAGTTGCATCGACTCTTCTGTGTCTGTTAGAAGTAGGAGCAGTTACATCACCATTAAACGCAAGATCAGATAGATTAGCACCTGAACCTAAAACTGGTCTTGTAGCAGAAGAACCACCAATATTGTTGTTCTTTCTGTTATAAGAAATACCAGCCAAGGTTAAGAATGCGATTTGGTCTATTCTGTCTGCCATTGCGTATGCAAGTGCATCCCTTGAGTGCTCACGGAAGTTGACAACAGATTTTTGATCAGCAAGCCTACCAGATAGTCTGTTTGCAAATCTTAATTGATCTAGTTGTACAACGATGTCGAATGCTCTCAACGCTTCTTCATTACCTTCGAGAGTGTTGTCACCAACAATACCATCACCAGTCATGTCAGCTAAAAGTGTTAAAACAGCTCTAGCTCCTTTTTCTGATTGTGTAAGTTCATTTATTCTCTGAACCATGGCGTTGGGGCCACTACCCGCAAATTGGTTAATGAAGGACATGTTTCTAGCAACTCTCCAAAAATCACGAGACCAGATAGTAAGCTGTTCGCTGGTCAACGCGCTAAAGTTTGTATTAGCCATTAGGCCCTCCAAATAAAATTAAATTAAAAATAACCAATCGCTATTTGGGGCGATATCCCGTATACCCTTTATCGTTGGGGCACGATACCGTTAGTTTTACGAGCACGACCTCGAACAGTTAACGTCACTGTAGACGAAAAAACGATTTTTATACTGAACGACCAGTGTTGGATTTCGTTCCAACGTACGAATTCTTGTTAGTATACTACTCTTTAATCAAAGTCACCACGTAATCTTCTTAAAGTTTCTTCCGGTAATGCACCAAACTCATCATCAGATAACGTGTTTATGTTAACGACTTTACTTTCTTTAGCACCATCGCCCTTCATAGCGGGGGGTTGTGCTTGAGAAGCCTCTACTTTTTTCTTTACATTAGCCTTTTGTTTCTTTTCTTGCACCGCTTTCGTCAAAGTAGGTGCAGGATCAGCCTTTGGCTCATCTGAAACTTGTAGTAATTCTGGTTTTTTAGACAACAAAGTAACTTCAGTAGCTTTCGCTAGGGAGTCAGCCGCGCCATACCCCTGATATATAAAAGCATCACGTAGTTCCATAACTTCTTGCGTTAATTTTTCATCAAAAGATTTACTTTTTTCATCAAATATAGGAAAAACTTCCATTATTTCGTTAGCTTTTTGTTGTAACTCATGTTGTTCTCTATCTTGTTGAACGGTTTGACCCATTTTGCTTTGCATTTCAGACATGAGTTGGTCTCTTTCAGCTGTTCTTATTTCATTTCTAAGAATGGCTGCTTTTTCAACCTCACCATCGAGCACTAACTCTTGGTATTCCTTCTCTTTGCCAACAAAATCAAACTCTGGGAGTTTGTTTTCTTCTGAAGTTTCTTGTTTTTCTATATCTTGAAGTTTTTTCTGCATCTCTTTGTTCTTTGCAAGAACTTCATCAAGCCTAGACTTAGGAACCATTGGTGCTTTCGGCTCTTCTTCTACAGTTTCTTCTACTTCAGCAGCTTCTGGAGCAGGCTCTACCTCATCTTCCTCCACTGATTCCACAGGTTGTCCATCATCTGCTGATAATTCTTCCGTAGGCTCTTCTTCTGTTGTAGCTTCTGGTTCTTCAACTGCAACTTCTTCCTCTTCTGTCTCAGCAACTTCTTCTGTTGCTTCCTCAGTGCTAGCTTCCTCTTCGGTTTGTTCATCTTGAGTCTCCTCTTCTTCTTTTTCTTCTTCTTCAAAGTTCATATCAACTTGAAAAGGCGCTACGTCCTCTTCAGTTTTTGCATCCGCTCCTGGCATTCCATCGAATACTAGGTCTTCAGTTTCAGTTGTATTATCTTTTTTAGCCACGGTCAGTACCTCCTCTTGGTTTCATAGCTTCAACAGCAATTTTAGATGCTGCTTGGGTTTCACTTTGTCCTTTCCTCATGTCATTAGTTAATGCTGATAACTCCTGACGTAAGGCAAGTTCTTGTTGCTTCATCTGCATTTTACTTTGTATCTCAGCAATCTTAAGTTGCGGATCTGCTGCAGATTCCTGCGCTTTAGCCGCATTTAATTGTGATTGAGATTGTAAGTTCTCTACTTCAGCTTGCATCTTAGCGAGTTCTAGCTGAATTTTTTGTACTTGAGCTTGCGCTTGGAAAGCAGCGAGTTGTGCTTCTTCTTCTGATGGTGGTTCCATACCTTGCATGATACGGATTCTCTGAGCTATCTCAGCTTTCTTAGCCATGTGCGAATATTCTACAATTAGATCATCCGGAATCGGTACACCAACTTGTCTAAGTTGTATCGCTTCAGCAAACTGTACTTCATCAAAGTTGTCTCGAGTAGGCATACTAGCTACTACCACATCATACTCACCTAATGTTAAATCATTAATTATCTGTCCCTCTGGAGTTGGTCTGTTAACTACCAT